CGCCACTCTAAAAAATCCCATCTAATATATCTGAAAGTTTGCATTGCTGCTAAAATTGCTGAACCAGCCAACATCGGATCGATCGTAATAACTTGAGCTGATGCAGTAGTGTATACTATATCTGCACTCCGATACTCTCTTTCCAAGATTTTAACAGGGGTTTGATCTGCCCAAGGCGAAATATCACGTGGTCGTGGTAATTTCGGGGCAATTGTTTTAACTTCAACGGGCGTTTCGACTATAAAATCTACTAAACCGTTGGAATCCACCTTAGTGGAAGGTTCTGTGTTAAAAGTATTTTCGCTGATCAATTTAACGATGGGCACTAGTTTAGCTGATCATCGTGCTAGTGCTCGAACCCTTATTCTGTGAGACGCGATCCATGGTACCTAAGGTCGTATTCATGTCCATGCATTCCTCACTCGCTGTTGCCAGTGGAAATTTTTGCTCAATTTATACTCGAGAGCTAGAGATTATTAGTTTAATGTCATTGCGGACGGGACAAAAGTTATGCACGATTGTGCATCATGCCAGTACCCCAGCGGTCTTCGTAATATTCATACGAACCTGCTGTGTAGGCTATATTATAAATTTCGCAATAAGTGCGAATTCTTTTTTCCTCTCTTCGGAAAGTCTCTGGACCATAATGGAAAAATTCCATCATCGCTTGTTCAACATTAATAGCAAGTTGTTCAGCCGATGATCGAATATTACTCTTTTTGATCCACAATAACATTCCAAAAATACTCTCCTTGTCAAGCGGAGCGGTATATATTGTTCCTCTAGGTCTAAACCTTCGGCATAAAAACTCAAGATCGTCAAATTCAATGAAATCGACGTCTATCTCACCTTTTTGAGCGGTGGTGTATTTCATGCCAAAGCATCCCCAGATAAACTCTCCTAAGGTCTTCATCGTAATAAATTCCTTGAGGTCGTCGCAAACCGACCAAAGATTATCATCGCCATAAAAAGCACAAACCAAATCTTCAAGTCGCGATCGTTCTCCCAAGTTATTTTCTTGACAAACCCACCAGTGAAAGGCATTAAAAATGCAACTATTCACAAATGAGTTAAGAAAACCTGTGAGCCATCCTCCCGAACTGTTCATCCAGTCTGACCAGTAACACTCCCCATTAATAACAAAAATGGGTGCAATGCTACTCATACAGACATTGTAAAGATACCAGTCGTAAAGAGGATCACCGGAGTTTATATACCACTTCATCGCAAGATAAAGAGCATAACCAAATTTGGCAATTATACCTGAATCAAATCCAGAATAATCACCGCCTCCGAAGTTTTTGTGTCGCTTAAGCTTTTCAGCCAAGATCCACCATTCAGGACCGTGCGGATTAATTCCAATACACACATCAGTATCCAAATGGTTCTCTTTCATAAAGAAAACAACATCTCCAACAACCATAATAGTCATTATGAGATGCGCTAAGCTTCCAACACAAAAAATTCGGGTTTTTCCTTCATAGACGCGTTCTAAGTCTCGCGTCTCATCTTTTAAACATGCTGAAACTACGTTTTTGAGCTCGTAGCCAGCTTTCATGGCGATGAAAAGTTCCATCACCTTGTTTCGGAGGACAGGGTTTATCCACGCGGGTTCAGTATCAGTAGCTTTACGCCATAACTCATCCCGGGATTTAAAACCTTCGACTTTGAAGTCGAACCCTATCGAGGCTTGCATGTCCAATTGTTGAATCGCTTCTTCAATCGTATACATGCGAAATTTTCGCTTAGTGCTAGGGAAAAACCCAGCGAATGCAATTTCTGGTTCTTGTTCAAACAGTTCTTGCATCCACTTAGGAAATATCCTTCGCGGAGCTGACACCATCTTGATAATACCCTGTTTAAGGGGTTGTCTCAAGATTGGGGTCACCTCTCCCGTGATTTCGTCTTCGACGTCAACGGTCATCGGCTTAAGCATAGCCGGAGCTACCGTAATCGGGTAGATTGATGGGGTTGTGAGATCTCCCTGGAAAAGTGATGCCTCTATCTTTGTCTCAGTAGGCATAAAATCTCCTTTTGGAAGAGATCCCAACGACACCAATCTACCGTCAAAAGCCTGCTTACGTTCGGGGGTAGGATTTCGAACGCAAGATGGAACATAAGTTCCTTGATTAACAATGGCTTTGCCATCTCCCTGCATATATGCAGTCTTCTGTGCTTCATCATCTAAATAAAGGGGCAAAAACACAGATTGAGAATTAGCAAGAGCACAATGCAAGCCAAGAATCTTAACTACACCAGACTCAGTCGTGGTGACGTACGGAAGACCGCAATCACCATTCTTTG